CAGTAGTGGCGGAAAAGAAGCTGATATTTGTGACAATCTGCCCACGCCTTAATTTGATTGCTTGCAGGAACAGCGTGCCAGATGCTGTCGGTGCAACTGTATTTGTCTCTGTGCAAATCTCACGCGGGATGGTTTCAGCAATCGCACCACTAATGCTTAGGTATTCAGGATCGTTCACAGGCACGTCCGAATATTCCGCACCATTACCGTTGAGGTGATACCAGCCGCGACCTTCTGTATAGGCCAATGTCTCGGTGGCTAACAGAGTTGCATGACACACCTCGCTTACGTCCGTGCCGTTTGTACGATCAATTCTAATTAAACAGGAAACGGTTGCATGGTTATTGTGCAGCGTCAAGTTCTTGACCTTACGCAAGGCAGTGGCGTGACCCGCAAGCAGCGTGGTCGTGGTTGCTGTGGTAATCGAGGCAGGATAGTTCGTATCGCCCGTTGGCTCGGTCGCGGCGATCTTATCCGCATAATCCACCGCGACTTCAATATCACTGGCAGCGTCAGTGATTGCGCGTAGTAGGTCTGCTGTGCCGTTTAGGAACATAATTACTCCGTCACTGCAAACGACAGTGAGTTGACTGTGAACGTGCCCTGTCCTGCGAATGCCTCAAGCACAACTTTGCTGAACTTGCACTGCGCGGCAGGCTGTCCAGTAATGTCCACAGCAGCACCGCCAAGCGTTGTTGAAATTTGGAATGTGTCAGGGTCGCCAGCAGTGTTAGTGATGACATAATAATGTGTTCCTTCCGTCACGCCAGTCGGTGGCGTGCCGCCGTAGAATACAACGCGATCATTATCAACCAGACCGTGCGATTCACATAAGATTGTATTGCCCGTGACGCCAACCTGAAATCCTTTTTCAGTGCCGCCATTTGCAAACATTCCACGAAACACCGTACCTGCGTTTGTCCATAGGCCGATGAATGCGACTGTGGAAGCAGCAGCAACGTCGAAGACCGGCGCACTACTGGCAGCGCGTGCCCTGCTGGCTGCTGCTGCAATGGTGATGGCCTTGCGCGCATACGCTGGCGAACCGCCTGTCAGTTCATTCGCGCCCGTTACGGAATAGGCTGAGTGAAGCGAACACAGGTCAAAGGTTACTGCATCGAGCATAGTGTGAATCGTAGCGTCTGTAATCATTTCCTGCTCCTTTAAAATTCGTGCTTTGTGACAATCTCTTCTATTTCCATTTTGTCGTCGCGCTTAACCGTGCGCGTTGACGTGGATGGATGTGCAACATTAACATTAACGTCCGGTTGTGCCACATGAACGTCACCTGCCTGAACATTGACATCTGGCGATTCAACATTAACATTAACATCGCCTTGCTTCTGCTCCGGCATATTCACGGTTGTTCTTGCATCTACATTAATTGGCGCTGCTGGGGCTTGCTTGTTCAAAGCAGATTGCAAGGCCATAGCCATGTTTTTAACCTCTGACTCAAGCAAACCTATAGCCTTTGCGTTTGGATCGACAGGAGGCGTTGCAGGAGGCTGCGGCACATTGGTTGCAACGGGGAGTTTGGATGCTTCGCCGCCCATCGGGTTAAGTTCGTCCAGTGACCGCACTTCGTCTTGAGTCATCCACGCTGGCGACCCGCCAGCGCCAAGTGCTTTTGAAAAGTAGTTTGAACGATCTGCGTGTGAACCGCGCATCAGTGCAGATACATTAAATTTGAAATAGTAATCTTGATCTTTTTTTGATTTGCTTAATAATTGTTTGTCAAGTGCCTGTTCAATCCTAGCGTACCATGGCCCAAGCGTATGAACAACGTGAGCAAGAAACATTTCACTTGCGCTTGCAAATGTCGTTGCTTTGGATGCATGGCCAACCATAATCGGCATAACGTGCGCCCAGCGGCAAACTTCCTCAACTTGGAAGTTGCGCGTTTCAAGGAATTGCGCCTGGTCATTTTGCTGCGCAGTTGACTGCCATTTTAATCCGCCCCACATAACTGCAGTCTTACCTACATTCGCAAGCCCACGGTGAACTTCGTCCCAGCTTTCTCGCAGCGCTTTCCGCACCAACGGGTCTGTCAGATTTGCGTCTGTTGACAGCATTCCGTTTGGCTGAGCGCCGTTTGAAAATTGCCGTGCGCCGTGCTCTTCAGTTGCAATCGCAAGTCCAATCGCGTCAGCTGCTAGTTTTACTCCATCCAATCCAACAGCGCCGTCCCATGATATTCCGCGAATGTGCAGCATGTCTTCAGAAGCAACTTTCAAATTCTGCTTTCCTTCAATCCTGACTTCGTATCGAATGCTGACACCTTCCTTGATAACTGTAACATCACGAGGATTAAGTGGCAGAAGTTCAACAGGCTCACCGGCAACGCGAACAATAATGCTGTATGCGTTGCCGGAAAATACAAGGTGCAATCCCATCGTCTCACGCCATTCATAGGACGTGTTAAATTCATTAGGCTCAGAATTCACCAACTTGTAAAGTTTTTCTCCCTTCATTATGTCAGAGCCGCCATCAGCCCTATCACGATGAAGTTTCAATGGAACTTGAGCAATGCCCTCTGCAATAATGCGAGCGCACGCCATTGCTGTGACTGCTTGCAATGCAGTTTGCCAATTTACATTGACGCCCGTCTTGCTGCTAATGCCAATTGACGATAACAAATCACGAAGTGAAATGTTGATTTGATCTTTACGGCCAAAGCTCAGCCATGAAGGGAGCGCTACCATACTTCAATACCAGGTTGCATAATCTCTTCCCTTTCCATGAATGCCGTTCCTACTGCCATGATTGATGCAACAATTCCGTCAACCCTGCCAGTGGCTTTCTCTTTGGTTATTTTACGATTGCCTGCAGGGTCGCTTATGACTACTGCGTTTGCAGAGCACATCGTCATTACCGGATTGCCATCGTGCTTAATTGTTTGCCCAACTAGCATTCGCTCAAATTCGTTTATCGCAGGCGCCATATCTTTGAACCCTTGGCCGAATGGAACGAGAGGAAGTGTTATGCCTTCACTATCGCACACAGCTTTGAATTCTTCGATAAGCCATCTGTCATAACCAATCTCTTGTACATCGAACATCGAACACACTTGTGCACAATGCATTGCCACTGCCAACTTGTTAATTACTTTTCCGGTTGTCGTAAGAAGATGGCCTGCATCGCGCATTGCTACATACGGCACATGGTCTCTGTCTGACTTTTCTTGAAGTCCGTCATCAGGAAGCCAAAACCAAGACAGCAATCTCCAATATGGATCGTCCTGTGTAGGCTCAAATACAAGCACAAGTGAAGTTAAATCTCGCACGCTTGAAAGATCAAGTCCGCCATAACAGCGACGGCCTCTGAGTGACTCAGCGTCAAATTCGTCCTGACATCCAAACCAAACGTCAGGAGTGATCCAAGGATTTTCAGCCCCAACCCATTCGCAAAAATTCAACCGTCGCACTATGGATTCTTTGGCAGGCATTCCGCGTGCCTGAGTTACTTGCTCACGAATATATTTGTAACCGGGCAAGCCATACTTCAAGCTTGGATTAACTTTATCCCAGCATGCTTCATCTTTTAATGGGTCATCGCCATCGTCAATAGAGCAGACGAATGCAAAGAAGCTATCATCAATTGCCTGCTGTGCTGCCACCTTCGTTCCATAATCGTGATATTGCCAGCACACAGTCTGCTTGTTAAATCCGCTGTTGGTGATCATTAAGATCATCGCCTGCCTGCGTGACTTAGTTCCTGCGCGCATCATCTCGACAACGTTGCTTGTCTTATGCTCGTGTATTTCGTCAAGCAAAGCGATATGCGGACGTGGCCCAGATTGTCCATCGTCTGCACTTATCGGTCTGAAAAAACTTCCTGACTTTATGTGAGATAAATTCCAAACGCCTGCGCCAACGCCAGACCTGCCAAGCGCGGCCTTTAGTCCAGGCGACTGATCAACCATCGCTACTGCATCGCGGAATAGGATCATTGCCTGATCTTTTTTCGTCGCTGCTGCATATATCTCTGCACGCGGCTCGCTGTCTGCGATTAATCCGTACAGGCCGATGCCTGCTATCAATGGCGACTTGCCGCTGCCCTTTGCAGTCTCAATATACGCAACTCTGAACCGCCTGTATCCGTCTTCGCCAATCCAGCCGAAGAGTGAGCCTGCGATGAACTCTTCCCAGTCATGAAGTATGAATGGCAACCCTTCAAATTCGCCGCCATTCAAACAAAGTTCATCGCGGAAAAATCCAATGACACGGTTTGCAAGATCATAATCAAATCGCAGACCGCGCTTGCCACCGTTCTTTATATCGTCAAGATGCCTTGCGCACGCAGCGCGAATGTGTGGCCCAGCAACTATGCGTCTGGCTATTACGCCACGCGCATAATCCCCGACTGGATCAATAATAGATTGCTTTTTTGGCTTCTTTGGATTTGACATTTGGAGGATTTGCTTCAACTCTTGATCTGGATGACGGCGTCATTCCAAACTCGCACCCCAACTTTACCATTGCCATCATCGCATCTTTGGCAATTCCAATGAGCGGATTTGCTCCTGCATTTCCGGTGGCGCTGTAAACGATCAGCGGCTTACCTTCCAATTCTGCTTCAGCATCAACCCAGTGCGCAAAGGCGACGCAATATGCAGCAAGCGCGTTGCGATCTGCGACAGTCATCAGACCAACATCAAAAAGCAAATCGCAGTTTCTGATCCACTCTTCCTTTGCCTTACCTTTGAGTTGAGGCGGCATGCCAGGATAAAGGTCAGGGTCAATCACGGCCTCTTTTTTAGGCAGCGGCCTTCTTCCAGGGTTGCCGTTCACCAATTTAAGCTGTGTAGGCTTTGGTTTTGTTCCAGGTTTTGCCATCACTATCTCCTCACCGAGACACGTATCATAAAGTTGTACATTAACTTACGCCCATGCATACGGATGTTAGGGCGCGCTCGCCATCGGTCTTGCTCCGAACATT